ACACGTGGTAATGGTGCTGCAACAAAAGGTACTAAAGCTCGTGGCCCAATGGCATAAGGATAACTAATGAATTACGCACAATTAGTAGCGGCAATACAGTCATACACTGAAAACCAGTATACAACTACTGATATAAATACGTTTATACAGAACGCTGAACAACGCATATACAATACGGTTCAGTTACCTGATTTACGTAAAAATTCCACAGGAACTATGACAAGTGGAAATAAATATATGTCATTACCTAGTGATTGGTTAGCTACTTTTAGTATGGCTGTAATTAATGCTAACAACGAATATACATATCTTTTAAATAAAGATGTAAACTTTATTAGAGAAGCTTTTCCTGATACAGATGCACCGTTTTATGGAAAGCCAGAATATTATGCTATATTTGATGATACAACAATGATATTAGGACCAACACCCGATGCGAACTATACTGCTGAATTACATTATTACTATTATCCGACTTCTATTACTACCGCTGGTAGCAGTTGGCTTGGTGACAATTTTGACTCTGCTTTACTGTATGGAAGTTTGTTGGAAGCAGCTGCGTTCCTTAAAGAAGAACCTGATACGGTAGCAATGTATACCGCAAGATATAACGAGGCAATGCAGTTATTACAAAACTTAGGCGAAGGCAAAAATAGACGCGATGCTTATCGAAGTGGACAAGAAAGGATACCGGTGATTACTCGATGAATGTAGAACAATTAAATTTAGGTAATATTAACTTTGAAGTACATACAACTGAAGGACGTGGACACACTCCGGAAGAATTAGCTGAAATGGCATTAGATAAAATTATGTATGTAAGTAAAGATGCAAATCCTCTAATTAGGGATCAAGCAGAAGCATTTAAGGGCTACATTAGACAAGTGCTAGTGAAATACTTAAAACAAGCGGTAACATCTGACCGCACAACTTTAGCGAATAAACTGCGCCAAGCAGGGCATTCAGATTTAATTAAAATTTTGGAGATATAATTATGGCAATCACTCAAGCAATGTGTACGTCATTTAAGGTTGAGCTTCTAAGTGGAGGCCATAACTTTAATACGACAAACGTAGCTCGAAGTTCAAATACACAGGACGTATTTAAAATTGCGTTGTTTACATCATCAGCAACATTAGATGCAACAACTACAGCATACTCAACATCAGATGAAGTACCAAGCACAGGTAACTATTCAGCAGGTGGTAATACACTAACTGTATCACAAGTTCCTACAAGTACTCCAACAACAGCATGGTTAGACTTTGCAGATACTACATGGTCCTCTGCAACTATTACTGCTAACGGTGCTTTGGTTTATAACAGTACTAATAGTGATACTGCTGTTGCTGTATTAGCATTCGGTGGAGATAAAACTTCAACCAATGGTGATTTTACAATTCAGTTCCCAGCTGCGGATTCATCTAACGCTATTATTAGAATCGCTTAATAGGAGCGATCAATGGCTTCGTCTATTGAATATATAGGATATGGTGAAGCCCCCTGGTCGGAAGGTGGCTGGGGTTTAGATTTAATTATAATATCTGTAGACGGAGTATCCGCTACAGCAACGTTAGGTAATGAAACTGTAGTTGCAAAAGCTACTGTAAGCGTTACTGGAAATGTAGGAACCATTGCACTCGGCGAAGAATCTGTAACAACAGATCAAATACTTTTAGTTACAGGAGTTAGTGCTACAGGCAATGTAGGTGATGTAGCTATAGAAGGTATAGCTAATGTTAGTGTTACTGGATTAGAGGCAACAGTAGAAGAGGGTGATGTAATTGTTGCTTTACCAACTTTTATTCCTGTAACTGGAGAAGAAGCAACAGGTAGTGTTGGTGATGTAGCTTTAAGCACCCAACAAATATTAGATGTTACTGGACTTGAAGCAACAGGACAAACAGGCACAGTAGATCTTGTAACCAATAACTATATAGATGTTACAGGGCTTGAAGGTACAACACAACTAGGTAGTGAGACTGTAATTGCAGGGGCAGTAACTGTTGTTACAGGAGTTGAAGCTACAGGCCAAACAGGAACGGTTGTTGTTGATGCAAAAGCAGTTGTATTACCAACAGGAGTCGTAGGCACAACTCAGTTAGGTGAAGAAACTGTAGTTGCAGAAGCTAATGTTTTAGTTACAGGCGAAGTAGGAACTACCCAATTAGGTAATATAACTCTTGTAACAAATAACTACATTGATGTTACTGGGGTAGTAGGCACTACTCAACTTGGTGAAGAAACAGTAGTAGCTGGAGCTGTAGTAGAACCAATAGGAGTTGAAGCTACTGGACAAACCGGCAATGTTATAGTCATATCTAAAGCAGTAGTTAACGTTGTAGGTAATGTAGGCACTACTCAACTTGGTGAAGAAACAGTAATAGCTGAAGCTGATGTTCCTGTTACAGGAGTAGTAGGTACAGGATTTGTAGGTAATGGAATATTTACCTTAGTTTGGGGACAAATAGATACAAACCAAACACCAAACTGGACACAAATAAATGATTCACAAACACCAGGGTGGGTTGCTATACCAACGACTCAAAATCCAAACTGGGTACAAATAGCTGCATAAATATAAGGATAGAAGATGTTAGTAGATGCAAAAGAAATTAATGGTATAATTACCAATAGATACGAGACTCACTTAGAGTGCTCAAACTGTGGCATGGAAGTTGATGCCGAAGAATATAAATCAGGAACCTGCTCTGATTGTGGTGCCGCGTGGGATGGTAAAAAGCATATGACCGTTCACGTAACAAGCGTACCAGCGACAGGACAATCACAATAATACGAGGTATATAAAATGGCAAGTACATATTCAGATTTAAAATTTGAGTTAATTGGTACTGGCGAACAATCAGGTACTTGGGGTGTTACGACTAACACCAACTTAGGAACAGCCATTGAAGAGGCTATTACAGGTTCAGCTGATGTTACATTCGCTAGTGGTAACGTAACTCTAACATTAACCGATACAAACGCATCACAAGCAGCGCGTAACTTAAGACTTAACTGTACAGGTACAACAGGCGGAGCTCGTGACTTAATTGTTCCAACAATTGAAAAATTTTATTTAGTCAATAACGGTTGTGCTGATGCGATCACTATTAAGAATTCAACAGGTACAGGCGTAGCTGTTCCAGCAGGTAAAGCCATGTTGGTATTTAACAATGCAACAGACGTTGTTGACGCAGTGACTCATATGTCATCATTAACCTTAACTACAGCTTTAGCCATTGCACAAGGCGGTACAGGCGCTACAACAGCTGATACTGCGTTAGATAATTTAGGCGGTACTACAACAGGTAAAGCAGTATTTAAAGCTACCGATGCAGCAGCAGGTAGAACAGCATTAGGCGGAGGAGCAGTTGGTGGTAACGTATTTACTGCAGCTTCTGCAGCAGCAGCTCAACAAGCTATGGATACCGAAGTTGGTGTTGATGTTCAAGCTTATGATGCAGACTTAACTGCTATTGCTGGTTTAGCAAACACAGATGGTAACTTTATTGTTGGTAATGGTTCAACGTGGGTTGCAGAATCAGGTGCTACAGCTAGAACATCATTAGGTCTTGGTACACTAGCTACATTAAATACCGTAGATGCTGCAACTATTACAGATAACTCAGTCGGCGCTGCTGAACTTAATGTTCCAGGTAATGGTACTGCAGGACAGTACTTAGCCTCTGATGGTGATGGTACAATGACATGGACTACTCTGCCTGCAGGTGGTGGTTTTTCAAATATACAAGTATTTACTGCTCCAGGTACATGGACAAACCCAGGTAATATTACTAAAGTAAAAGTTACTGTAATTGGTGGAGGTGGCGGCGGAGGTAATGCTCCTGGTGCCAACCCAATCACACAGAACTCTGCTGGCGGCGGTGGAGGTGGCGGCGGCACTGCTATTGAAGTTATATCATTCCCTTCAGCTACTAACGTTGCTGTGACTAGAGGAGCAGGAGGAGGAGCAGGAGCTGCAGGAGGTACTTCATCCTTTGGTGCTTATTGTTCAGCAACAGGAGGAGGAGCAGGGGTTAATGGTACTCCAGGAAATTCTTTTGGTGCAATAACTAACGTAGGTAATGGTTCAGGAGGCAACTTAAACTTTCCAGGACAATGGTCAAATGCTAGTGGCGATAGTTATGGAGGACCTGCTTTTTTAGGTACAGGAGGTAGAAGGGGTATAAATACTGGACCACAAACAGCTTATCCAGGACAACCTGGACAAGGTTACGGAGCAGGTGGTGGTGGTGGTTTTAGACAACAACCTAGTGGAACTCAAGCTAATGGTGGATCTGGTGCTACAGGTGTAATAGTTGTTGAATTTTAATAAGGAGTTATATTATGGCTAAAAAAGCATTAATAAGTACAATAGAGCCTAGAGGAAAAGATAACTCTGGTTATAGGGTACTAGAAGTAGTAGAAGTTGGAAATGAATTTGAAACTCATCCTAACTTACAATGGGAAGATTGTCCTGACACAATAGAAATGGATAAATATTGGTATAATCCAAGCACATCTGTATATAAGAAATTACCTCATGCAGTAGATCAGTCTACGGCAGGTGAACTAGCTGTTGATGCAGAAGGTAATCTAATAGAAGCTTATGAGTGGGACTGGGACAACGAAGTTTGGACTAAAGTACAAGTACTATAATATTCAAAATATATAGTATATAATAACAAGGTAGATGTAGTAAAATATGTCTATCTTGTTTTATTTATGAAAGGCTTCTATGCAAAATACAGTTGAATTGTTTGAACAAAATGGATATGTCCATTTAAAAGATTTTTTAGACAAAGATAATTGTAGAGAACTTACTCAAGAATTAAATAACTATATAGAACAAGGTAAAACTGATTATGACCATCAATGCCCCTTATCAGAAGCAATACATGGTACACCTACATTCGATCAATTACTTGTAGATTTATTACCCCACTTTGAAAATGCTTGTGGTAAACGATTATACCCTACATATTCTTTTGCTAGACTTTATAAACCTGGCGAAGAATTAAAACGACATACTGATAGAGCTGCTTGTCAAATATCAGTAACAATAACTTTAGGCTGTGAAGGAGATGTGTGGTCTATCTACATGGCAGGTAATAAAGTAGATATGCAAGTAGGAGATGCTGTTATTTATAAAGGTATGGAACTTGAACATTGGCGAGAAAAGTATACTGAAGGTCAGTGGCAAGCGCAAGTATTTTTACATTATGTAGATGCAGATGGACCCCATGCAAATCAAAAATATGATGGACGAGTAAGTTTGGGAGTGTCTAAACCAGTAAATAATCGTCAAAAACTTAATTACATACAGTCTTTAACAAACTGTGCTGTATTTCAAAATCACCTTACAGACTCTTTTTGTAATAACTTAATTGAAACATATTCACAAAATATTATTGCTAAAGAACCTCCAATTATTGGTCGTGGTGAAGGAAGTATAGATAAAAGCATTCGTGATACAGAAAGAGTCATACTACCTCAAAATATAGGCATTGGTGCTACACTTACGGCAACAGGTTTAAATGCAAATAATTATTGGTGGAAATATAATATTACTCATGCTAATCAAACTGAGTTTTTAATATATAAAATTGATGGGCATTATAACCCTCACATAGATACAATACATCAACATTCAAATGAAACTAGAAAGTTAACAGTTTTAGCTTTTTTTAATGATAATTATGAAGGTGGTAAGTTTTTCTTAAATGCAGACGGAAAGCCTTATTATCCTCCTCAGAAAAAAGGGACAGTATTAGTGTTCCCTAGTTATATGGTACATGGTGTTGAACCTGTAACTAAAGGAATCAGATACAGTTGCGTAACATGGTTAGTAGGACCATATTTTAAATAAGGATAGATAATGGATCAATTTATACAAGTATATAAAAAAGCATTTAGTAATGAATTTTGTAATAAGGCAATAGATTCGTTTAAAGCAGCAGAGCAGGGGGGAATAGCAGTAAATCGTCAAGTTCATGATGGGGTACCAAAGACTGAAAAACAAGATATTGCTGTATTTTTACCGCATATTCCATTACAACATGCAGATAAAGATCTATTAAATGAATTTAATCGTGTATTTTGGAATGAATGTTATAGAAACTATGCAAATCAATTTGATATACTAAAACAAATTAGTCATCATAATTCTTATACAATGAAAATTCAAAAAACTAGGCCTGGAGAAGGTTATCATATTTGGCATACTGAAGTAGCTGATGTACCTTCTAGTACTAGATTACTAACATGGACTGTTTATCTTAATGATGATTTTGAAGCAGGTGAAACTGAGTTTCTTTATCAACATTATAGATATAAACCAAGCAAGGGTGACTGTATAATATTCCCCGCTGCATATACCCATACCCATCGTGGTAACCCTCCAATTGGCGGAGACAAATATATCGTTACAGGCTGGGTAGAGTTTTAGTGATACTTATAAAAGATAATATATTAAGTAAAGAAGAATGCATTAAATTAATTTATTATCATAATACAAATAAATATTTAGCTAAACCTCATAATACAATTTTTCCTATAGACCTTACTAATATAAACGATGCTTTTATAGATAGTATTAAAAGTAAAATATTGAATGAAGCAACTAAATTAAAACAAGTATCTATAGAATGGATTGAAATTACAAAAGTTCCAGATAAAGTTGGTATGGATTATCATTACGATAATCAAAGTGATAGCACTATATTAACTTCAGTTACTTATTTAAATAATAATTTTAGAGGGGGGCGCACTTGTTTTGAAGACGGAACTAAAATAAGTCCTGTTATAGGTAGGACTATTTTTTTTGATGGTCAAAAGTATAAACATGGTATAGAGCCTGTATTAGCTAACAATAGATATACTATACCTTGTTGGTATAAAAATAATGTATAATATTGCCTATAAGTCAATACTTTTGGGGCAATTAGTTGAAAGATTTTATTTGGTATCTTAGCGTTGCTATAGGCGCTTCTTTCTTTTTGGTGTTAGCAAACTATGCT